TTGCATCTCTCGAAGAGTCTATCAAACAAACAACAAAGAAAATTCCCGAGATCGATATGAAGAAGTTTGCTGAAATCGACAAGTGTAAGTCGGATATTGTATCTCTCGGAGAGTCTATCAAACAAACAACAAAGAAAATTCCCGAGATCGATATGAAGAAGTTTGCTGAAATCGACAAGTGTAAGTCGGATATTGCATCTCTCGAAGAGTCTATGAAGAAGTTTGCTGAAATCGACAAGTGTAAGTCGGATATTGCATCTCTCGAAGAGTCTATCAAACAAACAACAAAGAAAATTCCCGAGATCGATATGAAGAAGTTTGCTGAAATCGACAAGTGTAAGTCGGATATTGCATCTCTCGAAGAGTCTATCAAACAAACAGCTGAAATCGACAAGTGTAAGTCAGATATTGCATCTCTCGAAGAGTCTATCAAACAAACAACAAAGAAAATTCCTGACCCGAGAAAAATTTCTGATATACAACGCGATATTCTCAATTTAAAGACGAGTCGAGTATTAGTGTCGGCATTTCAAAGTAAAATACGCGACATAGAAACTCAACTTCGTGCTTTGGACACCATAGTAAAACATCTTGGGGAAAACGATAAAGAAAGATTGAATGAAACAAAAACTTGGGTGCCATTGTTGGTTGGTCATGATAAAATTATTAAAGATCTAAAGAGCCAAGTTGACCTAATAGATGATACTGTGAATGACACCATTATAACCGATATCATAGAAGATATAAATACTCAAAATTCAAGTATAAATAACCTTAACGATAAAATTCAAGAAATTTATGATATAGTATCAATGTTAGGAGAAAATGACAAAGAAAGATTAAAAGAGACCAAGACAACAACGGATTTATTAGTGACACATGATAATGATATATCTCAGCTTAAAACACAAATATCAATGGTTCAAGATCCTTTAGAATTAAAACAACAATATTTTTCATTAAATTCTAAAGGAGTATTCTATCGTGATTTGAAGAAAACTTTATTTTTTAGTCCAGGTTTAATTTTACCTAATAAAACATATGTATATTCTCTTTATATCACAACAAATATTAAAGCTAAGCATGACCAAAAATTTGAATTTGTTATTGTTAAAAACGGAGTGGTTGAACCAATTCATTCGTTTGAAAAAGATGTATCTCAAGAACTTATAATGGAGGACTTCAATCCACCAATCGAAATTCCATCAAAAACAAAAATGTTGATATCATGCAACAAAAAATTGGATGGTATGGTACTTTTAACTATATCTTATTAATTTACGATCACAAAAGCTACCTTTTATGCCTTTTAGGCATAAAAGAGTTAATTGAATGAAAAAATATCATACCCCCAATTATATTTGTTCGTGGATAGATTTAATCCTATAATATTTAAAATTTTACCATCTTTAAGAACAATGTTTTTATCATTAATATTTTTAAAGTTTAAACCAATCGTTAAATCACGCTTTAAATTATTCATATTTGTTTCATTAAAATTATACTGATTTTTAACCTCGATAATAAAATTTTTCAATATTAGATCTTTTAAAGCCTTTTTTCTAATGGATGACCAATTTTTAATAACTTTGGTTTCACCAGTATTTGCAACGTCTTTAATTTTAAAAGTTTTAAGAACATCTAAAAATAATTTATGATAATCGTCTCCATAAGTATCAATCTTATTATTTAATGGGCATTTTCTTTTTTTAGTGGCCAAATCTTCCAATAAATCAATAATTTTATCATTTGTGATGAATTGACAACAAAATAAATATTCTAAAAAATATGTTGTTTCAACCATTTATTTTTTAGAATATTTCGTCAAAAAATTCAATTTTTGCAAGCCTCAACCATGAGATAATAAGTTATAATAAATGGCGTCGTATATGCTCTTTGAATCATTGACCCGGCTAACCGAAAGAAGGACTAGTTTAAATCACGATGAAAAAATATGGTTAATTGATATGATAAATAATAAGTTAAATATTGAAGGTAAAGAAAAGCTTTATTCATTATTAGTGGTATACAATAAACAACAACTGGATATTTATGATCCTAAAGAACCATTTTATGAAATAGAAAAAATACAACCAAAGTTACAACTTATATGGTTTGAATTTACCAAAATGCATATCAAATCTCAAACCGATGATAAAAGAAGAAGATAAACTGGGGTTGGATAACCATAAATCTTTTACCATAAATCTTTTAACGTCTGTGGGCATTAAAAGATTTAGAATTAAAATTAATTTTTTATAAAATTCAAGGTATAATATTATAGAAAATATTGACTTATCTCACGTGTCATTAAGTGAAACATGTTATGAACATATCAAGGATACTTCTACTACGGAGTCTTTGGAGACTTTAAACTGGTTATAGATAAGGCTACAGGTTACTTTAACGCTACAAAATTATGTGATGCTGGAAAAAACCATTTAGACAATGGAAAGTATTAGAGAAATCTAAGCGAATGAACATAATTGTCGTCAGAATTCCGACGGCAATTTAATATACGAAGTTAAAGGTGCAAACAAGGATAATGTTGAAAAACAAATTACTGGTACTTATGTACCTAAGGAGTTGATTCTCGATAATAACAATATTCCATATGAAGAAGTATTGTTAAACAAATTGGTGGTTCAATTAACCCTAAATGGAGATACAAATATTAATTCAAGGTTTTTATGCTTTTAAAAGCATAAAAACATTTTATTGTATTACATGCAGCTACGTCTTACATAAGCCATGGAATTACAACTTCCGTAAGCATGATCAAGTGTAAAGTAACCAGAACATGATGGACCAGCTCCAGATCTGGCTCCGGTTAGTGTTTGATAACCATATGTTTGATAATCAGGTACAACATAAAAACCTTGGGTCGCAGTAACTGGTACTGGAACCTTAATATCACCAGAGGCATTGTAACATGCCAAAGGTGCATAAGCACAATTTCTACTCGGTGAAGCACTCATTTATTTACTATTATTCGAGTGGTCAAATTCTATCATTATTTGAACAGCCGTGATATGACTAACGAAGTCGAAATATTGTCAATTGTCACACACGTCTCACGAATATATGCCATACAAAAAATATAATAATAAATGAAATCTTTCATTATATGTATATTAGTATTAATAGCGACTGTGACAAGTCAATCCTTTAACAACCAAGAAGTAGTTGATTATTTGATTACAAATGGTTATCTCCAAGTACCTTACACAAATCATAGTTTAAGACGATCTTTGCGCCAATTTCAACGAGAAAATAATTTGACTATTAATGGTCGCTTTTCAACACAAACAGTTAACTTTATAAAAACAGAAAACGATAGACAACTGGTTTTAGACTATCTTAAAATTTTTGGTTACATTCAAGGTCCAGTTACATCTCTAAAAATAACAAATGCAATTAAACAGTTACAGCAAAATTCTGGCGTACTATCTCAAACAGGAGTGATAGATATTGCTACCATTAATTTTGTCAAATCTCACCCACAAGGTTATTCAGAGGGTCTATATGCTTAACTCTTTATCTCGCATTTTTCTGTGAAAGGGTTGTTAACCTATTCGCTTCGCGGTAGGTAAAGAAGTCGGTATTTTTCAAGTTCTAAGAACTTGAAAAATTTAATCAAAAAAAAAGGTCGATTCGTCCACAAAAAGTCAACAATTATCCAAAGCATATAATTGAATGTTTTTATGGTTACATTCTTCTATTAATTTATTATTTATGAGATGTTGTTTAACAAAAATACATCGTAAATCGTTAAGGTTAACGCTATCCAAAATTAAAATTTCTGATGAATATGGATTGAAACTGTATTCTTTTAAGAAATTTAAATTTTTCAGATCTGATATTGTCATACCTTCTTCTCCTGAAAATTGAGCTTCAGCAACAACTCCATCGTCAGCTATGCAAAATCCGAAGTTTTCTTCTGTGTTTATAATAAAATTATTATGGTCCAAAATATCTTTTGAAAAAATTAATACACAATCTCCTCCATAATTTGTTTTAATTGGGGTGTTAACCATGAGTAATCTAAAGTAAACTCCATCAACTTCATCAAATTTATCACCGAAGTTTGAATCCCGAAGTGAGACTTTGGGATCGGTAGACAGTCTTCGTTTAGGACTGTGGGCAGTTTTTAAACCCAATTCTTGAATTTTTGAACTTTTAAGGAGAACGTCAACCTTTAAAATATTCAAAAGGCTTGAAAGGCTTGTTTCGTGGATTATTAGATACATCTTTATTATATGTATTTTTTCTGTGATAAAATTCAATTTTTTATGCTTAATTATACCTTACAGGTTATTTAATTCATTTGAAACATATCTTTACGGGATTTTATTGTGATAAAATAAAATTGATTTATTTTTCTTTTTTTAAGTATAAATAAACCATTAAGATGTCATCTTCAAACACTGTAATTTCTAATAGTATTCAACCACCGTCGGGTAGTAGACAACCGCCATCTTCTAAAGTTAGCGAATCGGTCACATCTAAAGAGAAGGCGAATATCTTTGACTTTCCAATTCTGCAATCTTTTTTGGTCAAATCAAACCTTTCAATCAATTTGACCAAATTTGTAGAAAGCCTATCAAACATTATTGACCAACAACAAATCAAAGGTACATGTCGTTCTGGTACCGTTATAGCCATAAAATATAAGAACATAATTAAAGGGAAAGATGACCTCTTTAAGACAAAAACTGGTTTTAAAAATGCGTGCCATCTTATAATGTGCCATACTCTTGATAAACGTAAGAAAAAAATGATACATATCAAAATTACTGCCATAGGTACATTCCAAGTAGTGGGAATACCAGCCGTAGATGTAGAAAAAGTAGTTTATAAAGTGTTTTTGCTCCTTGAAAAAATGAACAAAACTTTTGATATTTTTAAGTATGCTTTGGCCACTGACAAACCAAAGCAGCAAATTCAGGATCAGTTGAATGATTCTAATAAGACTAATGATTCTAATAAGACTAATGATTCTAATAAGACTAAAAAATTTGGTGACTCCGATGAAATGACATCGGTACCCAAAAACCCAGCTATTGAGGGAAATAGATTAGAGATAGTTATAGTTCCGATTTTGAATAATTATATGCTTACTTTAGACCAAAAAACAACTCAAAAAATTTTTTATAAATCAAAGGAACAAATTGTCCAAAAATTTAAAGATAATAATTTTATAATTGTTTTAATACCCAATGATCCAGCAATTTCGATAAAAAATTCTTTTAATTATAATGATTTCAGCAATCATCCAGTTCGTTATATTACTTGGAATAAAAAATATGGTAAAATTATACGTTATATTGAATATGATTCTTATACTACTCTTTTAAATGATATTCAAGAAAAAAATGCAAAAGATACCAAATATGTCACTTTGAGGTTATATTCAACTGGGAAAGTTTTAATAAGTGGGTTTGATGAAATATTGATCAAAAAAAGTTTGGACAAATTTTTATTTATCTGCGATGGTTTTTAACCCAGTCGACCTATCACAGAGAAACGTGCCTTGTGGCACGTTTCAAGTAAATTGGTTAACCCTTTTACATTAAAAAATGAAATTTATGGTTAAAAAAACCATAAAAACAACAATATTAAAAATGATAGCAAAAGATAACACATATTTAGATTGCTTGTCCTTAGATGAAATAATTTATATTACAAGATTTTTAAACTTAAAAAATACCTTTCATTTTATTAAAAGTTTAAAGTGGAGTTTAAACCATTCTTTTCAAAAATCTCTTTTAATAAAAAATAAAAAATTAATGGTTGTTGAAAACATATACAATTCTTATTTTGGTGACGAATCCAAAAATTCTGATGTTCTCAAAGAATTGCTTGAATTCTTCCACAATGACATAGATGTAGAAGATTTAATTTGTTTCATGGCTAATATCTACCCAAATTCTCCGTGTTTACGAGATACAATACTTTTTGACTTGCTAAAATTGTACAGTTTGACTAAGGTTGATTGGAACTTGATAAAAGTCCATTTTAAATGCAGAAAAACGGAATTAAAAAGATTTTTAAAAATTAAGGACTAAAGAACCATAAAAAATTTAAATTTAAATTTAATCGTTAATTACTTTAATGGTTATTAAAACCATTAAAGTCGAAATATGCATTGCAACCGTGGGTTACCCCCTGCCTCAAGACAACTTTCATCTACCCACGTTGCAATGCATAACATAAAAGGGGCGCGGTTACCATAATATCAAAAGGGTCAACCTATCACAGAGAAACGTACCCATGTAATTGAATGGGTTAACCATAAACAAGTAGACCACATCGCATTTGTACACCATATCCAGGAATTACAGTTTGTTGACAATTCTTGGTACAACAATCTGAATTTTGAGTACAAACTGAATTGTGTCTTTGACATGTGACACATCTATTATGTTTTACTAAACAATCTTGATTAGGACCACAATTAAAAGGTGATATACATCTTTGATTTGTCATAAATGGTTCCATGAGAGAAACAAGATGTTCATTCCAGATAGAAGGTGTTGAAGTTGGACTTCTTGTGGTACTCGTGGTACCATCACCACTTCTATAAATCCTTGGGATATATATACTCGAAGTTGTTGTTGTTTCTGGTTGGAAGTGACGTGGATCGGCACAAACCCCACTTCCATCCGCATTTATACCAATCCTGCAGTAACTACTACAACATTCTAAACTATCATAAGGTAGTGTACATCTTTCACCAATCGGATGACATAGATCACATTTTCCTGTTCGAAATAAACAACCAAATCCTTGGAGACAATCATCCTTTGATTTACAAGTAGTGTTTTCCAAGTCAACTCCGTTGCTTCCATTCACATCAGTAACATCGATGGAATATTTACAACCTTCTGTTGTAACTTTTCCAACCTGACATAATCCACTCACAGGATCACATTCACCATTACAACATTCTAAACGTTCACCCGGTTTACCGATACATAAGTCATTTTCTTTATAACATAAGTCACACTTACCAGTACGTTTTTTACAGCCAAATCCACCTCCACAGTCAGAATGTTGAGTACATGATTCGGGAAAGCACATACTTGCGTTTAAATATGTTACGACTTGACATGAATTATTGCTACAACAGGGCCAACTACCATCATCTCCACATCTCATAGATAATTTGTCACATAACGTACACTGATTATGATAACATCCCATATAACTTGGACAATCGTCGTCTTTTTGACAACAAGGACTACCATATGTTAATAATGTTAACTGTAACAAAAGTAAAACTTTGAAATACATTTATTATCTTTTAAATAAAAAAATAAATGCGACTATAAAAAATTGTCTGTGTTTTCATATAAGTTTAAAAAAGGTTAACAGAAGCTTAAATTAAACCATAAAAAAATCACGGTAAGATTACTTATAGAATAAACAATGGGTTCAGCTGTTTCAAAAAATATTACTAAGGCGGCCACTGAAGCGGTTGCAAAAGTTTCAAATAATATTATAACTACCACAAAGTTAACTACCGATCAGACACAAATCATAAGTGTCACAGACGTAGACGGAGATGTTCATATTTCTGGCAATACTTTTACTCAGAAAGCCAATATAAATATAAAATCTCTTATGAATACTTTAGTTCAAGAAGATATACAACAGGCATTAACAATGGAAATCGCTCAAGCTTGTAAGAGCATAGTAAGTGGACTGAATATATTTCAGTTCCCAAATGCTCAAAATGAGATAAATTTGTTTTTAAAGGCTAGTGCAGAGCTTATGAATACAATATCTTTGAGTTGTGCCGCGTCTGTGTCTGAAAATCAAGTAATCACAGTTTCTCGAGTTAAAGGTAACGTTTACATCGAAGGCAATGTGATGTCCCAAATGGTTGATATTTTTCAGTCATGTATTCAAGATGCTGTGTCAAAAAACACCATCTTTCAACAACTTCAAGAAAAAATTGATCAAAGTGCGACTGCTAAAGCCGAAGGTCTTGATTTGTGGCAAATAATTATATTAATTGCTCTTGTTCTTGGTATACCATTTATTTCAGTTATTGGTGGAGTGGCAGTGGTAGGGCGATACTTGTTTCCTCTAAGTATTTTAGCAGGAGCTGGTTCTCTAGCCGCTTATTATACCTGGGTTGATGAAAGTGTATACTCACATGCATTTTCTACATTGATCAGAAACTTGCCAAACTGCAATGCTCAGACTTTAGCGGCAACGTCTACTTCGTTTTCAAATTCAACTGCAGCTGCTCAGGCATGCGCCAATAACAGAAGTTGTGTTGCATTTGATTGGCAAGGAGTTGTTATTGATGGTCAAGGTAATCATATTTCATTTAATCCACCACAAACTACTTTTTATGGTAGTGTTGGGCTAGGTTGTGAACAAGCTATAAAAAATTCACCAGATCACTCAAAGGTTTTCCGCAATCCAATTTTTGTTAAGGGTAATGGTCCTCCAACAAGGGCTGAAGGTGATGCATATTTAGATGTAACAACTGCAGATTACTACTTCTTTGACCAAACTTCTCGGCAATGGAGTAAACAAGGATCATTTGCCCATTCTGACTTTACCAGTCGCAATTCTATTAATTGGGGTACTATACCGCCAACTGCTACAACACAGGGTATTTCTGGAAGTATTTATGTCTATTATTCTGCTAGTGATCCCATTTACTTTCATGTATATGTTAAAAATCCCGATGCATGGAAACTTTATACTCCGCCATTAAAAGGACCAGGTTTAATACCAGATGCTCCGGTAAATATTAATGTAACAGGTTTTACAACCATAAAACATAAAAATTGGTTATTGTACTTGGGAGGAGCATTACTCGTTGTCGGTGTTTTAGGTTCAGTAGTAGCATTTACATCAAAAAAACCAAATGTCGTTGTTCGACCATCTCCCGGTATCAGAAGGTCAACTAATCCCTTTGATGAAGATGAGTAGAGTTTTAATGGTTTTTTAACCATTATTTATTGATTCCAAATCTATGATTAAAACGTAACCTTCTTAATGTCATAAAAAATTGGACACTTTCAATTTTTGTTTTGAGGTTAAAACTAACATAAAATAAATGGATAAATTAAACTTGTGTCAATATAAAGACATATTTGGAAAACCCAATGAGGGGGTCCGACAACAACTAAGAATATTTGATATATCAATAATCGATGTTCTTTTGACAATTGTTCTTGGCTTGCTTTTGGCCAGAATATTTAAACTGACAAAATTTAATGGTATATTACTATCATTTTTGCTTTCTATAGTTTTTCACAAAGTTTTTTGTGTTGATACAACCATAAATAAATTATTAAAGGATAAATTTATTTTTAGCTCATGGTTTTCACGGACAAATTGTCCGGTACAGAGTTAAATAACATTTTTGATGTTTGAGTTAAAAAGAGAAAAAATCATTAAATATTCTTCTAAGAAAGACAAATAATAAAATTATTTATATAATAAATGTCTGTGTATGTACAAGATCTGACTAAACAAGTGGCACAACAGCCGATTCAATATATAAGATCAACTAATTATGATCAAGATAAACCAGATGATGGTGTTGAGGGTAAGGTTTCTACCTACTTTTTTCCCTGTATGGTTTTTCCAACCTATATAGAATTAGTTTCTGCTACTCTAATGCATAATAATATTAGTAGTAACAAAAATAAAACGGTAAAACTTTGTATTGCTGAAAATGGTGGTTCAGCAAAGCCAGTAGAAAGAAAAGAATATGAAATAATCCATAAGAGTGGTGAGTTAGTTACAACAATTAAATTTAACCCTTCTTATGTTTTGGATCCACATCAATCGTTCTATTTCTTCACAGACAAAGAAGTAATAGAAGATTCATGTATAGTCTTGGGTTTTCGAAATTATACTGCAAATTTCGGCGGTAGGATGCAAACAGCCCTTAAAAAAAATTAAATTTAAAACATATTTTAATGCTTAAAAAAAGCATTAAAATAAATCTGATACATGTTTATAAACGATAAAGATATAATAAATATGGAGAATTTATTATCTAAAACTATTAGCGCCTCTGAATGGTGCGATGAAATCATAAAAAAACAAGAAAAGGAAGTATATACTTCTATGACAAATCCCATTGATTTAAATCATGTAGTCAAATCGGCAGTTCAAGAAATACTTGAATATCTTAAATCACAAGGAAATACGAACATGAAGGAAGTTGATAATACAGCATGCAAAGAAGCTCTGAGTATTTTGGTTCCATACCTTCGACAACACGAAGTTTGGAAACCAAGTAAAGCAAAACCATTAAGCGGAGATGAATTGGAAATAGCTTTTAAAGACCTTTATGTTGATAAATATTTGAAAGTTGATAGAAAATACAATGATCCTGATATTAATGGTCAAACTTATTCGTTATTTTCATTTACCCCCAGTTCAACTGCCACACCAGATCAACATGGTCTCTATGGATTTGTGAAGGTTAGAGGTACCTTCCCCAGACTTGAAGAAGCCGAAGAAAAAGCCAAAGAACTTATACAAAAATTTTCTACCAATAAAATTTTTGTATGTAAAACAGGTACACCAACACCATTGCAAGAAGGTCTTAATAATACAGAAAATATTGTAGAAATAGATGATGCCAAAAGAGATGCAGATTGTGTTAGATTCCAAGAGTTGGCTAAAGAACAAGGTCTTAAAGAGCAACAAGCCATGGAAGAAATTAAACAACAGGAGGAAAAACTGAAACGTGATGTACAACAAGATCCTAATGATAAAGAACCACTTCAAATTTACCTTGAACTTATCCATAAAAGAGCAACGTGTGCCTACCTTTATACTCAACATAAAGAAAAGTTGGAAGAAACCAAAAATATTATTATTGCAGCTCGTGAAAAAATTGCAGATATGGATATTGAGCACCCTGAGTTAAAAGAAGAATACATGGAACATTATCAAGAATCTTGTAGAAAGAATGGTATCGACAAGGCTAATGATCCTATGGCTTTGTATATCAAGAATTTTGTTGGTAATGATTCAGATTTGGGGTTTGAATAAATCATAAAATCAAATTTTCTTTAATACTCTAAGAGTATTAAAGAAGTAAAAATTTAACAATTTGTTGGGTTAGAACTCATCATAAATTGATTGAGGAACAAATAACTTAACCGATGAAAGTTTGACGTAATAGGTTGTTATTTGCATATTCAAAGTAATCTATTAAATTTTTTTGAAGATGGACAATATCATCCATAAACATAAACCAAACTTCATAGTATACAGAATGGAGTAATGGGTTAATTAAACCATTTTTTTCCTGGTTATCTCCGTTGTAGATTCATCTAACTTAGAAATGTATTGTTTGAGCTGAATTATAAATTCTGACTGATTTGGCTTCTAAAGTTGTATTTGTTGCCGTACCATCTTCTCTCAAAGCGGTAATATTAGCATATTGATCGACCAAATCAAGTTCAACTATAGAGTTATATTCAACCTTACGAAGCTCTCTTACGGAAAAATTTTCAGGACCATATAAAGCCATAAACTTGTGTAGGTCGTAAAAGTTAATATGTCCATTAACTCTGAACTCTTTTCAAGAGCTAATAGCACCCTATCATCTGTATAGTAGTTCTCCATATGTTCGTATTCTATTATCTTTAAATTTAACCTAATCAATTTTCTGTTTTTATTTTTAAGTTTAAAATTTTTAGCTGAAATATTGCTACTAATAAATTAAACATGTCTATGTCTTCATCGAATATAACCTCAGGGTTTATCGATATCGCCACTTTTGACGAAATCGAAAAATATATGTATGGCGGTCCAACAGCAACAGCATACTTTGTTAGAGAAATTAGAAAATCGACTTGGTTTACTCAAGTACCAGTTCCATTATCTAGAAACACTGGCAATGCGGCTTTTGGACAAGAATGGTCGGTATCTATTTCACGTGCTGGAGATTATTTGTTGCAAACCTGGCTACGAGTCAACATCCCACAAGTTACTCTCAGTAGTTTACTTGGTAACACTTTCTCTTTAAGATGGACCAAGAATTTGATGCATAATTTAATTCGTGAAGCTACCATTACTTTTAATGATTTGGTTGCAGCTCGATTTGATAACTATCATTTGGATTTCTGGTCAGCTTTCACCGTACCTGCCAGTAAACGCAATGGATATGACAACATGATTGGTAACGTTTCATCTTTGATCAATCCAGTCGCACCGGGTGGTACGTTGGGAAATGTTGGTGGTGTTAACCTTAATCTTCCACTTCCATTCTTTTTCTCTCGAGATACTGGCGTAGCTCTACCAACAGCTGCTTTGCCTTACAATGAAATGCAAATCAACTTTAACTTCAGAGATTGGTCAGAACTTTTGATTTTAACCAATAGTGCTTTGGTCCCACCAGCTAGTCCATATGTTCCAATTGTTGTTGGTACTCATATTTTAACTGCTCCAGTTTTGGGACCAGTTCAAGTATGGGCTAACTATGCCATCGTCTCCAACGAAGAACGTCGTAGAATGGGTTGTGCTATACGGGACATTTTGATTGAACAGGTACAAACAGCACCACGTCAAAATTATGTGCCTTTGACCAATGCCAGTCCAACATTTGATATTCGTTTCTCTCACGCAATCAAAGCATTATTCTTCGCTGTACGAAATAAAACATCTACGGCAGAATGGTCAAATTATGCTACTTCTTCCCCAGTTGTTACTGGTGCAACAGTTAATTATGAACCAACAGGTTCATTTGACCCTATTGCCAATACAACATTGATTTATGAGAACACAAATCGTTTGGGTGCCATGGGATCAGATTACTTCTCTTTGATTAATCCATTCTATCATGCTCCAACCATTCCATCATTCATTGGATATCATCTGTACTCATATTCTCTTCACTTTTATGACTTGGATCCAATGGGTTCTACCAATTACGGTAAACTCACTAATGTATCTGTAGTTCCGTCCGCAAGTCCGGCAGCAATTGCGGCAGCAGGAGGTACTGGTGGTCAAGCAGGTTCAAATTATGCACAAAGTTACGAATTTGTCATAGTTGCTGTTAACAACAATATTGTCAGAATTGAAAAAAAACTAGTTCTGAACAGGCGGAGGTGGTCTCGCGAGGGACCGATGGTAATGGTCTGTTAAACCATTACCTTGAATCATGAATTAACATGATACTTTGGTACCGTCTAGTCGGCTTATAGTCGGGCTAATTAAGTTTCTTGAAACTTAATCAAGTGGTTATAAGTGGTACGTCGACGACAGTTGACACCTAGTGGTTTGATTATCCTTAATCAAACCGGAACAGGCAAGGTTGATGAAAACGGTCAAAATTCAAGAAATTGGACAAGACCGTCGGTGTAGCTTAAGGGTAACTTTAAGTGATATCGCTATCGACTGGGTCATCAATCGGTTGTCCTATGGTTATAAATAACCTAGGATGGCTCAATGTACAGTCAGCCCATCATAAGGATTTAATGGTAACACCCATTATCTACGAGTGATGCTTATGTGATCAAACGGATTGAAAATTGATGTTTGGGAAGCATAGGGGGATTACATTAATGTAGTCTTGATAAGCGTAGTGGCGGAGTAACCAAAAGAAGTATTAAAGCTTATTAAATACTTCTAAACGCTCCTCAACAGGCGGAAGTGGTTTCGTGAGAAACCAGATTAAGGCCTTAACAACCTTAATTTGAATCATGAATTAACATGATACTTTGGTACCGTCTAGTCGGCTTATAGTCGGGCTAATCAAATTGTTCGAAATTTGATCAAGTGGTTATAAGTGGTACGTCAACGACAGTTGACACCTAGTGGTTTAGTCAAACTTAACTAAACCGGAACAGGCAAGGTTGATGAAAACGGTCAAAATTCATTAGATGTGGGGACATCTTTTGGACAAGACCGTCGGTGTAGCTTAAGGGTAACCTTAAGTGAGATCGCTATCGACTGGGTCATCAATCGGTTGTCCTAAATTTCTTTAGAAATTAGGATGGCTCAATGTACAGTCAGTCCGCAGTAAGGTAAATTCCGAGCTGTCTTTAAGGATAAAAGTAAACTTGAAAAAGAAGTTTTACCAGAGCCTTAAAGGGTTAAATCAATTGATTTAATTGGGTCCCATGCGTTGGGTTTCCCCGTTTTGTAGGCGCCTTTGGTTTACAAAAACATTTATTTTATGCTCAAAAAGTATAAAATAAAATTGAAATGTTTTTCGAGGTAAAAATAAAGAATAAAATGGATTCTATATTTGAAGAAAAAAAGAATAATGTTTATGATCATACAGGTCATATATTACTTGAAAGAATTGAAGGTGGCAAGTTTAGATACCAATGTGGTAATTGTGAAAGAGAAAGAACAGGCCAATATTTCGATTTAATGAGACCAAAAGCTACTAAGTTTTGTGGTCAATGCATTGACCCTGGTCGGAAGTCATTGGATGAAGTAACTGAAAGATTTGAACAACTAAAGATTGAACAGTCTATTCCAAACTACACAATTGTGAAATATATCACCAACAAAAAAGTTGTTTTTAATTGTGACAGTAACCATGAATTTACCATGGCCTATCATGATATTAAACGTGGTAGAAGATGCCCTCAATGTGCTCCTAAAAGACGAGCTAAAACTAATCTAGCGCGTTATGGGGCCGCTAATACCTTTGCTAGCGAAACAATAAAAGAACGTATTAAAGAAACTTGTGTTGAAAAATATGGAGTAACTCATCATATGAAATTAAAAATTATTCGAGATAAAGCAGTTGACTATATTATAAAGACAGAGCAAATGTTATCCTTAAAATGAAAGCTGTAGCAAAAGCTGGATATACATGTGAATTGTGGGTTTATGATACTAAGAACCTTGTTTTTAAAAAATCTTATATTTTGGTTGATGATAAAGTTCAAGTTGAAAAATGGTTTGAAGAAGAATATAATTAACCATAATTGTGAATACACGAGTGAAAATGATGGTACGAGTCACTATGTTTGTTGTTGTGTTGTAAATTTAGAAATTGTAATGGTATGAATTGTCAACAAGAATTACCGATCCTTTTTAAATTTAATGGAATAAAGTTCCATTAAATTTATTTAAAAAGTTTTTTGTATAGGTTAAAATTTGAATTAATAAATGAATACGGAAAAATGTAAAGAGTGGGAGAAAGAAAGACGTAGTCCAACCCCCAAGAATCCGCTTACCAACAGGAAGATCAAAAAAGATGGACCAAAATATAAAGAATTAGATAGGGATTGTGTCGACCTTATTGTTGATATTAATGCTGTTTGCATGAAGTGGTTGAAAAACAACCATAGCGATTTATACTCTCAACCGGGTAAAAAACAACCTCAAAAAGTTCAACCAGCAAAAAAATCCCCAAAGGTGGTAAAAAACCATAAAGATGATGAACCACCACCGGTCGCCATTCAATCTGTTGCACTTGTTCCTTCTCCAGTTTCAGTAGACTTGTTAACCGACGATTCTGATAATCTGGGACCAAATTCACAACAATTTTATACTATAGACGATAGAAAAAGGCGTGGAGAGACCATTAAATATTATTTTTCTTCTGTTGTAATTGCTGATGGTAAGGCGTGTGTGACCCAAAATAAAAGCTTATTGAAATATGTCAGCAACCATAAATTACTTGGCTATGGATCATTTGGAAATGTTTATGGTGTGACTATTCCCAACGCAAATCCACCATTAACCGCTGCAATTAAAGAAGGTCGTATATCAGCATCAGAACTTCGAAAAGCAATGGTTAAACAATATCCGATAGAGTATTTGTTCAATAAGCTTATTAATGATCTAATTGATAATAAATTTTGTCCAAATTTTTCTTATACATACGCCATCTTTTTTTGCGATAAATGTACCTTAAATGAATTTGATAAAAAACCCATTCAAACACAATGTTCTGAAACCATTGTGGAACTTTTTGACTTTACATTGGACAAACTCAAAGATTTGAGAGACGAGGTTATTTTATCCATTCTTTTCCAAGTCTTGTTTGCGGTTGCATGTATCCAACTTGAGTATGGAATGTTTCATAATGATATAAAAAAAGAAAATATTTTGGTTAAAGTTATCCCTAGCGGAGGATATTGGGAATATCATCTTTCTGACACTGGTGAAACATACCGAGTTCCAAATTATGGATATATGGTAGCTTTAAACGATTTTGGAGTATCGTTGGCATTTCACCCACGTATAAGTAATAAAGATTATGGTAGACGACAGGCAAAAGTTGTTTTTGATTACAATACCAATGAATATTACTTTGAGCCATTCACAACTCAATTTTACCCATCTGTTAGTAAAACAGGTAAGGTGACAAGTATTCCATCATATGTCCGCAGTGGTCAAACTTGGAACCATTTTTACAAAAACTTTGACTCTAAACCATCCATACCAGTTGAATTGAATGATTTATCACATTTTCCAGCTTACTACTTCAACTATGATATTGTTGATACAATTTATATGTTCATTGGGGGAAAGAGGACATTACAACCAGGAAATCATTATGCCATGAAAGTGAGTAAAAATATCCATAAATTGTTAAAAGATTATTACCTAGTTAAACCGACCATGGTGTGGCCTAGAGATCGAGTAGATTTATTTTTGGCCAGTCATACCATAAGGAAACTCTTCTCTTTCTATGTAGATTCCAACTTACCCGGACCATTAATCGAAAGATATTATTTTTAATTTTATATATTTTATATGCTCAACATTTAAATAATAAATGACTAAGATTGACTTTGAATTTGTATCAACTCATAGAAATCGCACTTTATGGCCCAATCCATGTTTGTTTGAAGTTCCATGGTCAGGTAGTGGTCAATATGTTGGATTGAATGCTGCTGATCCTGTAAGCAGCCAAGCTCCAATAGTTTCATGGACCGGTCAAAATATATTAATAAATGCTACCGTTGTATCTGCATTTACGGGTAATAACAATGTTATTGTATCTGCTCCTGTAAATTCGTTCTCTCAGCTAACCAACTACTATCAGGGAGCAGAATTTAATGTTCCTCCCTCTTTCAGAATAGATGGGAGTAAATTTTTATCTCAAAGTGGTGGATTGGATTATGTGGAATTGAATGTTACCGATTCCGGTGTACAATCTGGAGATCCTGTAACCATTCAAGTTACTTCGGTTCCAAATACATTGTTTGTTCCTACAGGATCTGACTTGGCTAACGCTTATGTTGGAAAATATTTATACAATGAAACTCAAGCTGCATGGGTGCAAATAACTGGTTATGACTTATCGTCACATAAAGTTATTACATCAATTCCAGGAGGTTGGGCGCCTACAGATAAATATAATATTAGGGACCAGTTACCAAGTGCAGGTATAGCACTTGGTGCCGGTAATACCACTACCATGTTAAATTTAACTGGTATTGGTGTTGTTGTAAATCTTGGAGATTTTATAAGAATACTAACTACTGGAGAAACAGTCAAAGTAACTAATTACGACTCAACTTCAGGTTTTGCAACTGTTGCTCCACCGTTATCTGCAGTTTTTCCAGCTGGGGCAGTAGTCGAATTACTAACTCAAACATCTGATAACTACAGAACATTATCATATGCCGGTACAACAGTTGGGCAACATGAACAAGTTGCCTATAATATTAATTTGGTCTCTGGTTCGCTGCCTAATATTCCAATTAACAATGGTTCGGGAGGTTATCCTATGGATTACCCATTCTTTTACGTTGAACTTTATGATACTAACCATCCATCACAAAACAATTTATTTTCAAATAACCATGCAAACAAGAGTTATTTTAAAGTTACAATGTCCAGAGGACAATATCGACTTGATAAATTTACAAAATTTACAGGTGATACGAGCTTTAAAACCATTAGATTTAGACCCACAAGTAATTTTAGAATTGTTTGGCGTCTTCCAACCGGAGAAGAAATCCAATTTACAGAACAAGATAGTCAGTCACCACAAGCTCCAAAACAAAATTTGCAAACTGCTGTTTTGTTCAACTTAAGACGTGATTAACCTTTAACTACAGAAATCCAAGAATTTATTATTTTAATGGTTCAAATTACCATTAAAATATTTATTTTAAGAAGAAAATACAGGAAAATGATCAATAAAAATTTAAAGTAATAATTATAAAAGAAGTTATTATGAATGCCTTAATTGACCTTGGCAAGTGTCGCGAGTATATAACTGTTAATATTGGTGATAAGAGTCATGAAATTAAGTTATCTGGTGCTATTAATGAACCATATTTTGATGGAAATGATACTGCGTTAACCTTAGGTTATAAAAACCCAAAAAAAGCTTTATTAACTCATGTTAAACCTAAACATAAAAAAGAATTATCTCAATTGCTAGATAAAAATATGACCTATAATGAGGGTAAAGCGGTTTATATTAATAAACGTGGTTTAGAAGAGTTGATATCAAAAAGTAGACTATGTGGTCCAGATAAATTACAAAAATTAGTGGAGGCTTTTGATCTTAATTTATCTATAACTCCCAGAAAAGAACAAGAACATTTTGAAGCTATATTTAAAAGTTTTCCAGATGTTGAAAAATATACTCAATTTAAAGTTGGTACCTATCGAGTTGATATGTATATGGAAGATTACGATCTAGTAATAGAGTGTGACGAGTTTAATCACAGAGATCGAGATCCTCAAAAAGAGAGACAACGAGAAGAATTTATTAAATCAGAGTTAAATTGCGATTTCATTCGTTTTAATCCAGATAAGAAAAATTTTTCTGTATTTGAGGTTATTGCATCCATTCATAAATTTATTTTAAATAAAGTTACAAGAGAGAAGGATGAAACCATTAAAAAATACAAACACAAAAATAAACTTCTAAAGGCTCAATTGAAAGAACAATAATTTTAATGCTTAATAAGCATTAAAATTTAAATTAATTGAAACGGAGGTTGAAAGATCATATCACCAAACTTAACCCTTTCAGACTAATCCGTACGATTGTGCTTTCGGCACAAGGTGTTGTTCGACTTCTTAGCCTTTCCGACAGGGTTATACATTTTTAAGATCCTTCACACCATTTATTTCCACATTCGGAACATAAAGCAAATATAGTGGTTGGTTCATCCATAGATCTTGTTTGTTTGGAGAATGAAAAAATTTTCTTACAACCACATTTTCCACATGTAAGAACTCCTTCTGAAATCTCATATGGACACACCATAAAATCGTTCTCTTCTTCAATTTTCTTTTTCTCTATATCAAAAGTTGGGTGTGACCATAATAATTGATCTTTTTTAAGGTATTTAATAGCCTGAGAAAGTTTATCTTCTCCTTCATTTCTAGGGTCATTAATCATACATAAAATTTCATATATTTTTAAAACTTGATTAGGACCATTAGTTTTTTTCATAATGTAATCAATATTTTTTTGTTTACTAAAATATTTTCTAAGGTTTTGTTCAAGCATTTCAGGTTCCATGTTTATTTTATGATTTTTTTAATCATAAAATTTCAATTTTTTAAACCTTGCGTTTAGAGTCGTTAATAACTTTCATTTCTTCCACAAGTTGTTTTTCGTTAATTTCAGTTTCTTCAAGGTCAATATTGTTATTTTTGAAAGTAACATTTTTAGCTTTTAAAGTCTCCTTAATTCGATTATAGAGAGTTTTAGAATTTGGATTACATTTAAAGTCGAGAAGAACCACTAAATTCGGAAAATTGTTCTTCTCAGTCTTAAGTCTACGAGTAGTATATGAATCTTGAGCTCGAATGGTATAATAAGGATACCAGTCGGGGTCATTACGCTTTAGTAGTACAAATCTTTCGCGCTTCGACTCGTCCTCAGGTTGAGGCGCTCTATCTTCGACCGCTATCCCCAATTTACGTTGAATTTTCTTATTCTGTTAGTCCTTTGTTACTATCAAGTAGCTCTTCATTCTGATCTTTGGCTTCTTCAAGAGAGATACCGAGTGAACGCATGTATTGTTCTTGACGTAACATAATTTCTTCTTGTCTCTTGTTAGACTCCAACAATTGATCAATTTTATCTTTTTGGTCATTAATTACCTCATCTTTTTCTAGAGTTAATTTTTCCATAGATTTCTCAACTTCTTGAATTTTTTGTTTTAAGGTTTCTTGATCCATCGTTTTGACCTCTTTAACAAAATAATTTATTATGATGTTATTGCACCTGTCATAAAACTCAATTGAGACCCAAGAAGCAATATCAAGAATTAGCTCTTTAGGCACATATGTACCAGTAACTTGTTTATGTAATTTATGATTATTGTCGCCTTTAATTTCGTATAAAAAGCCGCGGTGCAGATCCTCCCCCCGGCTTTCTTGATAATATGTGATCATTTTTTTTGATTTTTCAAGACGTGCCCATAATTTATATTCTTTACCACCTTCAATACATAACTTAGTGGCATTAAAGTACCCAGTAGCCTTGTCGATAACAAGCTTAAAGTCTCCAAAGACTCCATAGTAGAAAGTATCTTTAATATGTTTATAGATACATTCGGACAGTTCAATATTTTCCATCGTATAGTTTATTATACCTTGAATTTTAATAAAAAATTCAATTTATTTTTTAACCTCCTTTGAGGTTAAAAAATAGTGTACATTTTTAAATATTCATGAAAAATCTAATGGTTTCAATATTCACAACTTTGGAAACAAATTCTTCATCAAAAATAAACTTAAAATTGTCCAAATAAAATTTCTTGTCTTCGTCATACATTTTGAATGGTCCTCTATCTCTTAAAACGTCTAAAATTAGTGATCTATAACGGATGTAATCTGGAAATTGGATGGGTAAGTATACCATTTCTTCTCTTACTTTATCCTTTACTTCCGAAGACTCTAAAAACAACCTTCTACTGGGTTTTATCTTAAATTTTAAAACATCTTCATATTGGTTTTGGTCCACTCCAATATCAAACGGTTCTCGAATTTTTTTGTTAAGTTGTTTGGTGTAGAAATCCATTAAAAATTTTTCCATTGTGTTAAATTCTTTAAGGACACTTTCTACCCTTTTTCGGTTCAAATTTGATTGAGTTGCATATTCAATAAATTCCATTTTAGGTTTTATGATACCATCAAACATTTTTTGTGCAATCATAATAGTTGTAAACCTATTGGTTGCTTGTGGAAGAGGATTTTTATAGATTCTTCTGACTACTTGAAGGTAAGAATCGATTTTATCCTCAGCTTCTAATCCAAAACCCATATCTGCAATTTGTCTGGCATTTGAAGACCATGTACTTAGGGTTAAATTGTCCTTTCCAAAACCTATCTTATATTTTTTGGTCATTGGGATCACGTACTTGAAAAATTCTTCAAACAATGTTTTACTTGTCTTTAATTCAAACTTAAGGTCATTTTTATCCAAATTCCCAAACTTTTTTGTTTTGAATAAAAACGCCTTTAATTCCGGTACAGTGGTAATTTTGTCCACACTTAAAAAATTGACCAAAAATAGAAGATCTTGAATAACTTCAGAATTATGGTTTGATGCACCATTTTGTTGAATATTCTCTTTTCGCGCCTGTCCATCATTTCTAATAACAAGTTCATTTATGGCTGAAAGAAGCAATGTTACCAAATCAATATATTTGTTAACTGAATATGGTTCAATAACGCCATAATGAACATTATTGTATATAACATGACTTTTACCATAATCAATGATGACTGGGATGTATTTTGTCTTAATTTTATATACAAGATCTTGGTTATTTTCAGTTCTTAAATAATATTCAAGAATAATTGGTTCTGGAAGAATATTAACCATTATATTCCACGGTTTTAAATCATGATGTACGAAACCATAGGTACTTTGAGCAATAATTAGAGCACAATTTAAGCTTAAGAGAATTTCAAGATATGACTTCATTGTACAAGTTTTCAAAAATTCTTGAAGAGTTGGGCCTTTGATGTATTCTTGAAGAACAGTGTTTTCTTTTATACTTGAATTATAGGCTAAAGCATAATCCGAATACATATAACTTATGTATGGTTCATCTCGATAACCCAGAGTAAAAACAAAATTGGGACAAATTTTGAGGAGGTTATTCATCACATATTTACCAATAAAAGCTTCATGGATAAATTCAATCTTTTTCATATTACAAATAGTTTTTTTACCCACAACATACTCAGCTCCTATTTGGTATAGAAGAACCTTTGTTGTCTTACTTTTAAATAAAGTTTGAACCTCAACTCCAACCAGAGTTATTTGGTTTTCGGGTTTGACTGACATTTTAATAAATCTTTCTAAACCTTTAAGAGCCCCATAATTTCTTCCAGTGTTTTTAGGGAACAACCCAGTCACTTTATATTCCTGAGACTTACCATCATTTATTAGAACTTCATGTTCTATATCTGTTTGAAACAGTAATGGATCTAAAGTGTCTGGATGAGGGTTTTCACCATACATATCGTTTCTTAATGTAAACAGGGTTTTTTCCAGGTTATCTAAGATGCCTTTTTTGGTTAGATATTTGTTATAAAAGTTAAGGCTATTCTGAGCTATGGTTTTACATTTTTCATCATTCTTCTTGCACCATTTGATTTGATCAATAAGATCCGATAAATTTGATTTAACCGGAACATAATGAACATATGGTTCTAACATATCAGAAAACCACATTTTCCATTTTTCAACACTTTCAACCATTAAAATACAACACCCCATACTTAGTTCAAGAGATAATCGAAATGCTGAAACATGACCATCGGTATTAATTAAATATTTGTAATTACTTTGTTGTTCAGGGCTTAATTTATTCACCAACTCTAAATAATCAACATTTGGAATTTCCAGGTAATCCGAGTCTTTATTTTTTCGTATGCGAAGGTTCCAGTTAGTTATCCCAACATCTAGTAATGAAGGATATTCTAACCCTAATTTAGCCAATTTAAGTCTTGTATTATTATTGGTGTTATAACCACAACCAGTATTTGAACCACGAAAAACTGCCACATTCTTTTTTCTTTCCCATTTTAGGTTGAATTTGAACGTATAATTTCGACATTTTTGAGGAAAGAAGATACCTTCATCTGATTTAATTCGAGCCCAGTCTTCATGAGTTGGAATAGCAACATCTGCAAATTTGTCAGAAGAACACATACTTAAGATTGGTATGTACTTGTCAAATTTATACGATTTTAAAGGAACATTATCACCAAACATCTGGTTGTATGGTTCAGTTGCATTTCTGGTTAAAATCGGGAAGTCTCTTCTATTAACAAAAAATTCCATGTCTGGTAGATGACGTTCAGCACATAGTTCTAAAAACATTGATTTTAGTTGAGCATAGTTGTTTTCTCCTTCGTTTATGGGGTTTTCGTATCTTAAAATACAATTGTTAGCATACCAGAAACTTGGGTTAAAATTTATCCTATATGGATTAAATTTGTAATTTGTCTTGTTGAGTTTGTTCATTAGGTCATGATGCACTTTAAAAAAATTTTCTATAGAGCCATATTTTGGATTGATTTTTATTTGGTTCGACCATTCATTAATATAAAAAGCTTTTGAAAACGGAACAAAGGATTCTAACTGGCCACCTTTAATTCTGATGTAGATACCTTTCTTAAATTTTTGAAAAATATAATTAAAGGTGTCTTCAACCTGAGCACCAGACACATTTTTATATCCGTCAAAATGAATGAACGTATCCATATTTTTAAACAAATTGTTTGGTGAAAGTTGAGGTTCAAAAATATCCGAGGAAGAAACAATTTTTTTTTGATCATTGAGATTGCGGGCAACCCAAAATTGTTCAATGTCGCCCACAGTATAATATAGTTGTGTAAAATTTTTGTATCTTGGGTTTGTTTGAACCCTCGACTTTAAAATTTTACACTCAGAAGTCGTAAAATAGTCGTAATCTAACTGCATTTTATTTACTGCTTATTTAAGCCTTTTTTTCTAATAAAAAATTCAATTTCTTGAATATATTTTTATGCTTTTTTCACCCATTTGATAGTCACTACGAAGCGGAAAAATTGACCATAAAGGTTTTTTTACCGGTGAAGAGCCAGCCCCTTGTTCAAACACTTTTAATTTACTCAGTTAATAAATATGTATTACAGAGACCAGTACGGTAACGTAGTCGAATACTCCCCAGAGGGTATGGGCCAATATTCAAATGCAATCCATCCAGGTGGAGTTGGATATCATCCATTAACTAGAGAAGACTTTAGTTTTGACGATGTCAAAACTTGGTTTGAAAAATATAAGATGTGGTTCTTATATGCCTTAATTATCGTAATTGTTTTTATTGTTCTTATGTGGTGGTGGAATAAGAACAAAGCTAAGAAATCAGCTGCTAGCGTCTTCTACTGAAATTGTGTTGTTTAATTTTAACCTTCTTAAAGGTTAAAATTGAATCATATTCTTCTTGCGCGGGCAATTTACCCGATAAAGAGTTACTTGAAACGTGCCACACATGTGTGGCACGTTTTCCCTGTGATTAATGAAACAAGGTCAATTCAAGTTTAAATAAAAATGAAAAAAATAAATAAAAAAATAGCATAAATAAAATGTATGACTGTAACTATTGCGACTTAACCTTTGAAGAAAAAAAGGGTCTAAGTACCCATCAAAAAACAAAAAAATGTACGGTTCATAGGGATTTGGGCTTTTTTTGTCAAAAATGTTTCAAGACCATCAAAGGGTATGATAATACCTTGAAACATGTATCGGGGTGTCAAGAAAAACTTGAATCGAATTTGGACATTATAATAACCTTAATAAATCAATTATCTGGTAAATTTGATGTGAACCTTGTTATGGAAAATTCTAATGATGGTACAATTACCTTTAAAAAAAAGAACAATTATATTCATCCAAACAAATTAGAATGCGGTATTGATATACCACAACGAACATATTTGTTCAGTAAAACCTTAAATAAACATACCGATAATCAAATTATGGGTAGTCATAGCTTGTATTTAAACGATATTCATAATAAAATTTTAAGGCTAGACGAATCATTTCAATTTTTAAGCGTTAAATATGACTTTGAAGATCTAATGAACCTTGTCTGGTTTAAGGAAGACAACAGTTGTTTTTATATGAAAGACAACATGATATATGTCTTGGGTAAGATTCAGTGTCAGAACAACGATGGCCAGAAATGGTTTGGGGATACTTTTAACTTGAAAGGCGATGAAAAAATTGTTAAATGTGTATGGTACAAAGATCCAGATTTAAAACAATTTTTTTCTTGTCTCAAACCATTGTTGAAGGGTATTTTAAACCTTTACTTGGATTTGGGAAGTTGGGCACTAAAACAAAAAAAAATTAAATTTAAAGAAGAAACTAACCTTACCAAATATAAAATTATATCGGATGTTATGGTGGAATATAACTTTTTAAAATTGGTTGATAATATTAAATGTTTGGATTCTTACGATATGTTCTTCTCCACCTCCAAAAAATTAATAGAACAAAAAATGGATAAACTAAACCTTTATTCAAATATTCAACATGTATTTAAAGAAGAATTATTACCATCGACCATAATAAATGAAGAATATTCATTGATGATTATGAATAACCCTGGATTTGTTGGTGGTAATTATTACTATCTTATGGATTATATTTTACCAGATTCTGAAAAAGCCATCTTCAGATCTAAAGAATAAATTTTAATGGTATTTAATAAAATATTTTGTTCATAACACAAAAATATGGTCCATTTTTTAAAAATGAATTTTTTAAAAAAATTCATGGGTATAAATAAATCATGGATTTAACTGAAGTATGTTACGAGCATATTAAAGACTCGTTTTATTATGGTATTTTTGGCGACTTTAAACTCGTCATTGATAAAACGACTGGTTACTTTAATGCCACTAAGCTATGTATTGAAGGTGGTAAAGAATACAGGAAATGGAGTTGTTTAGAAAAATCAAAAAATGATAGAGTACTATCAAACCCCACCATATGAAATAAAAGGCGATAATCAACATATTTTAACTCGGCTGACTCTAAACGTGACATTTAAACAAAATATATTTTATGCTTAATTAAGCATAAAAATGTAAAATAAGATATTTATACGATACATTTACCAATTTTAGATTTGGTTGAATGAAAGTCTATAAAAAGAGTTGGATCTTTCCACTCTACATGGTTAATACAATCCACAAAATATTGAAAAGATTTCATATCCTTTGTTTTAGACATAGAGGACCAAAGAGCAAATCCGTGTAGTAACCCGACAGTACGAGTATAACCACACGCAACTAATTTATTATATAAAGCCAAATTATCATGACTTAATTTAACCAGCTCTTCTGGAGACAAAATACGGTCAATGACACCATCACAATGAACATCGGGTATATGAAAATCGATCAGTTTAGTGGTATCGACTTTAAGTACCTTATTCAACATATTGACTGTATGAGTTTTTAAGGTTGTAATGTCTTGTAAAATATTAACTTTGGCCCGAACAGGTTTAAAAGCATAATATAAGACCACGATTAGTAGTATCGCTAATGGAATTATTAACTGTTGCATTTATTTATTGTTAAATTGAGTTGTTCTAACCACCGATTGTCAGATTCAACAGAATGAGAAAATGAGACGACTCATTTGACATTCCAAAAATCCGACTCAAAAAACAACAATTTGCAAAATGGGGTAGTTGAGGTTAAAAAATAGTTGTATGGTCAAACTCGATGGTTAAAAAATAGTTTGAACGAGTATAACCCAGACCTTTGGTATGGGTTATGTGGATAAATGAGAAATTCAGCGTGTTATCTCAGTTCTAAAGCCGACATTTTTCTGTAAATTATTCAAACTACAATAAAAACTATGATGCGAGTAAATTTTAAAGTTCTTTGAACTTTAAAATTTAAATTTATTTTTCTTGTCGTGATTCAAAGTGTAGTTTGAATGATCTCCTCAAAAAATTTTCTCTACATTACTCAATTGACTCAACTTGACATCTCAATTGAACTATTTGAGATCTTTCGACTCCATTTTTAGTAATTTGAGTTATTTCCTCGAAAAAATTCAGAAGTTTGAATTCTTCCTTTTTTACATGTCTGCGATCACCCGATTTTCTCTCCTACACTCAACAATGGAAAAACTACGGTGCTGAATCAAATTATGCTTCTTTCAAACCCAAAAGTTAACTTTACACTCGAAATTTAATGGTTCTTTGGGTAGGTCAAATTTTCAGTTTTCAAAAATGCACAATCTAAGTAGTCTAGCATATCAAGTCGAAAGGAGTGAGAAGTTGAAGATTTTTTTGATCGCAACTCGACAAAAAGGAATGACTCGCCCTCCTTTTTGTCGACGACCCCCAAAAATCCGAAAATTCAAAAATTTTGAAAAGTTTTAATTTTGTGGTTAAAAATGTTACTCGTTTCTCAAGTTATGGTGTTTATGGATAAATGAGTTATATTTGTTGTAATTTGAGTTTACGAGTAGTAAAAGTTATTGTGATTTGAATGATCTAGTCGAGAAATTTTTTCGATATTTTACAAAATACCGATAAAGTCTTATTAATCATTAGTAATTTATAAGAGTTTTAAATAAACAATGGTTCTCAATACTTTTAAATGTTAAATATATATATTTTGTAAGAATTAACGCATATAATAAAATGGATACCAATGCAATGAATGAAAATAATCATGAAGAACAAATTTCTTCTGAAGTTGTACAATCTACAGTAACAACAATAGAAGAAGTGAATGTTGATCTTCTTGATTCAATAAAAAATTTTATGGATGATTTATCTTCTGTAACTGAAAATAAAAATTTTAAAGATTATCACACCATAGTTAATCATATCGATCAAACAAAGGTTAAATCATATGTTAAATTGATTAAAGGATTTAAGAATTTCTTTGATACAAATTCAACCATTTTGACTGAGGGTAATTTTGAAGATTTGGTTGAACCAAACATTTCATTTGTCACTGATAATGATTCTTTTGCTTTTGATTTTCAAAAAACGTTTAAAGAAGCAGAGGAAGATGATCAGGATGTAATTAAAGATCATTTGAACCATATTTGGAATCTTCTTAACAATACAAATAAAAGTCCCGAAGAGCTTTATATTGATAAAATTTTCAGAGATTTAAAGTCAAAATTTTTACCTGATTTGACTAGAGAAGAGCAGATGATGATTGCCAAAGATTTATTCGGCGACTTCCAAACCCAAAATTTGGATATTTCTATAGTCGTTAAAGTAGCATGTCAAAAAGCTCGTGAATTGCTGTTGACAAATGGCTCTGAAGACCATTCAAAAACTTTAATTCTGATTGATGCCATTGAAGAAATTGATGTGAACAATTTTAACATGGTTCAATTTATGGGACTTGTTGGAAAGGTTGGAACTTTGTTTGCCGATGGTGAAAATAATCTTTTAAGCGGAATACTATCTAATGTTTTCGCTGACCACCTTCCAATCGAAAATTTACATTTGGACGATGAAGACCATTAAAAAAAATAATATCTTTTATACTTGAAAAGGGTATAAAAGAAGAACATATGGTTTTTCAATAATAAATGACTCTTGAAGACGAATGTAAACAACTGATGTATTATAGAGATAAAATTAAAGAGTACAAAAAAGGTGAAGAAGATACCAAAACTCGAATTATCTCTTATTTAAAAAATCATAACCAAGATGGGGTGATTTTTAAACATAATAATAAACATGTTACTCTCATGGTTGAATCAACTAGTATGAAAAAAAATATAAGTAAAAAAGAAAAGGAAAAAAAGGTTCAAAATATCCTTTCAAATGCGGGTGTGAAAAATGTTGATTCTACAACTGTAGAAATAATTAATGGTCTCCGACAAGTAACTCTTACCGATAAACCAAATAAGGACAAATTAAAGCTCAAAACTGTAAAAAAATAAAATGATTTTTATGGTCAAAATAATCAAACAATAAATAATGACTTCATACAAAAATAAATCACGATTTCAATGGGGTAAAATTCCATTAAAAACTTATATTTTAAAAAGCACTTTGATTGTAAGTGCTTGTGTTGTGAGCATTGTTGCACCATTAACATTACCAATTTTTGCAACCATTTCTCTTCTTACTGGTTCAATGTCATACATGGTAGGACCATTTATAATTTTGGAACTGAAAACAATTATAACCTTTATAATTGAAAGTTAAATTTTTATCCAAAAAATTATAAATAAAGGATGATTAACGATCTAGTTAATAAATTTTATTTATAATGGTTTTAAAAACCATTATAAAATAAGTAGTTATTTTGGTTGCTATCATAAACACGGCAAATAATGACCAGTTAATAAATGACTTCAACCGTAAACGGATTTACCGTACAAAAATCTACTAAAACATCTTATGATACAGGTCAACCATGTGGATGTGGTTCGTGTTTTTGGACCACTACTAAACGTCGATGTGGTCAAACCGATCTTAAAGATGATTGGAATTTTGGGTTTGAAAATTGTTGTCTGCCCTTTTGCCCTGACAAATTACATTGTGCCAAACCAAACGCTGAAGAATGTGCTATTGGAATGGACTCTCACAAAAGAGATCCGTTATCTCATGTCACCTGGAATGGAAAAGGACCAAATCTCCAATGTATGTTTGACGTAAATAAAATCAACACATTGAATCAAATTGATAACTTCAAGCAACGCTTCGGCACTCATGGAGATTATAATACTATTATAGCCAATTATTGTCAACAATCTTCAGATACTTGTGTTATAGACCCAGAAACTGGTAAAAATATGCCAAAATGTTCACGCTTAAAATCTACAGGCAAAGATGGTGAATTATGTCGTGGTTGGTTCAATCAACAAGTCAAGGGAGTTCAGGATACCGTTGTTCAAAACTATTGTGCAGTCAACAATACCCCTGATTGTAAATGTGTTAATCGAGCTCAAAATGATGTTTATCGGAACCTTAAAGTTGGTAAAGTTATTAACGATGGATGTTGGTTTACTCCATGCGCCAATCCACAGTCATATCTACAAACAACCGAAGTAGAGAATCCAACTTGTCCATCTAACTTTTGTGATGTTATCTATAATATTATTAAAGATAGAGATGTGACCATAGACAATGTTAAAAACGATGTTAACTGTGTTTTTAAACCTGAACCACCCAAACCAACCCCAGCTCCTCCTACTCCAACACCAGTGCCACCGACCCCAGTACCACCCAAACCTACTCCAACACCTGTTCCTCCTACTCCAACACCAGTACCACCCAAACCTACTCCAACACCTGTACCACCCAAACCTACTCCTACCCCACCTACTCCTACTCCTGTTCCACCTACTCCTACTCCTACTCCTGTTCCACCTACTCCTACTCCTGTTCCACCTACTCCTACTCCTGTTCCACCTACTCCTACTCCTGTTCCACCTACTCCTACTCCTGTTCCACCTACTCCTACTCCAACACCAGGACCGCCACCTCCAGTACCTGGACCACCCACACCACCTTCTTCACTTCCACAATTTGATATAAAGAAAAATTATCTTGTTATCGCCTTTTTGGTTATCATAGTTATGATTCCAATTTTTAAAGGTTCTCGAAACTTCATTTTCGGAAATATTTTCTTGGGACTTATTTTTATAGTTCTATTGGGAATTAATACATACAGTCTTCAAGGATTTTTAAACAACAAGTTTCCAATCAAGTAGAGAACTCAAATCATGATATGAAAGTCGAAAATATGCCATTTGGCACTAAGTATTTTTTTGAAAGCAAGGGTAGTAGTAGGAAAAATTTCAAATTTTAACTTTAATGGTTTAAATAACCATTAAAGTTGTTAGTGGATAGCAAACAGTTTTATATTTTTTAAGGTTAGTATAACCATAGACTTGCAAAGTTTAAAAAATTTTTGAATTTTAGTTGGATTCAGATTACTTGACAATTTTGTTTAGAATTACTTTATTTTTAAATTATTTTTTCCAAGTAATAAATGGAAACCAAAGTTGTTAAAAATAGACTGTCAGAAGATGATCGTAAAGAAATTTTTGTATTGCACGAAAAAGGAGTATCGGTATCTAAAATATCGGAACAATTTAAGGTCTCAAGACCTACTATTTATACTATTTTAGAAAAGGTTCGTAAAGACCAAACAAAAAATGAATTTTTTATCGATTCTGAAGATGAAAATAAAGACATGTCTAACCTTGCTATCAAGAAAAATAATATACCTACTGATTTCTTAGGTATTAAAATTGATACTGAAAATGGTTCAAGTAACCCTAAAATACGTAAAGCTTTAGATAAGAGCTTTCAACTACTTGATATCATGAAGTTTATCGAAGTAACAAAATTTAAGCTTAATATGACCATGTTTGACTACTTTTGGCAAGTTGTGGTTGGAAACCGGTGGGTACATCTGTCCCCACCGGTTTTAGACTGGTTTGGATACGAAGGTGATATACGAGAACAAAAGAAGGCATTTATAAAAATGTTAAAACGTAATGATATTTCCTTCAATGAATTGACTAAAGATGATAAACGAATTGAACTTTTTCCCAGTGTTAAAGCTGAATTAGCAATATTAAATGAAGGCGCTCAATCATGTTCTAAGTTTCTGATCATGGAACCCAATGATCTAAAAATGGCCATCATGCAACTTAAAACTAAAAATGGTCACATTATACGACAATATTATATAGATCTTGAAGAGCTACTCAAGCTATACGTTGAATATACGCTATATTTCAACCATCGCGAGTCCCAAAGAAAGATAACAAGTTTAGAAGAATCTATGGCTAAATTAAATCTTACAATTGCAAAACAAGAAGAAGATAGAATACAGGATAGAGAAACTTTGAATGAACAACGACTAATTATGGCTCGGCAAGAACAATATATGCGTTCACTCGGTATCTCTCTTGAAGAAGTCAAAGATCAGAACGAAGAACTTCTCGATGAAACCAAAGGGTTAAAGAAACAAAACAAGAAAATCCAACGTAAATTGGGTATTGCAGTCGAAGATAGAGCTCCACAACCTGAAGACGAGACAAAACGTGAAAGATTTGTTCTTCTTAAACGTAACGATCCTGAGTTTATGGGCTACTATACCATTCGAGCTCAAGATAGTTATACTACAAAGAAGCTTAAAACCCAAAGAACTTTATTTCCCAATTTAGTGGTTCTGTTAGACTTCAAATGTAGTCCGAATTCGAAAACTCTTTATAACAGAATTAAGGAGAATTTGAAGCTTAAAAATGTTACTTTCAAAAATAACGATATTGAGATTGAAGATAGCCAGATAACCGAAGAAGAACTTATAGATGAGATGAAGGCTATTAATGACCAAAAATATGATGTTTAAATTTTAAACTTCAAAGAAGTTTAAAATTCTTCAAACCAAGAAAATTGAAATTTATAGCCAAAATTTACCCTTAAATAAAGATGGAAAATAATACTGAAATATATTATGGTCCAAGAGACGACTCATTTAAAGATTTTCTTATCAAAATCTTTAAATATACAGGTGCTAATGAAGCTTATTTAAATAAATATATTAATGATGAAACTATACCTTTTTTCAACACGGCTTTCACTTCATCTAGTGCCGATGAACAAAATAACTATGAATTTTTTGAACAAATGGGCGATGTAACCATTGGTAAATTCATAGTATGGAGTTCATATGAGAAATTTCCTCAGTTGAGAGGTAAAGCTGAAGCTGTTGAAATTGTTGCTCGTATGAAAATTAATTTAGGGTCAAAAGATAACCTTTCGCAAATTGCTGAAGATTTGGGTATGTGGATATTTATATCAGCTTCAGAAGAATTAAGACATAGATCAAAAAAAAAGTTACTTGAAGATGTTTTTGAAGCCTTAATTGGTGTTATTGAATTTGTAATATATGACTATTCCGACTCAAATAGAAGTCAACCCGGTTTAGCATATCAATTGACGTATGCTTTACTTTTAAAGTTATTTGAACCTTACACTCTTCAAATTGATTACAACATACTAGTTGATTCAAAAAATAGACTTAAGGGCGTGTTTGACCAATATAAAGAACAATTGGGATCAGAAGCCGTTTATAAAACAGAAAGGGTTCTAAAGAACGATAAAAATATATTTGTGTCCAAAGTATATGATAAACATAATAATTTTCTTGGAGAAGGTGCTGCAGCTCTTAAAAAAGATGCCGAAAAAAAAGCATCGGAAATGGCTATTTTAACTTTAGAGAGTAAGGGTTTCAAAAAAGTTATACCCAGCTTGTACGCTGCTTACTAACCGCTTTCAGGCCCCTTTTACAAATTTTAATGGTTTAAAAAACCATTAAAATTATATACCAATCAGTGCACTACTGGAAAAATTATGAGATCATAGTCATACAGTCAAACTACATAAAAATTTAACTAATAAATGAAGATAGAAAAGAAAATGTTTATGCCAATCTATACTACAGCAGTAGGATTCATTGTTATTGGTTTGTGTTTAAGATTTGGAGGAGAGAAATTTTTAACTGATTTGTACTATCGTAAATATAATGATTCCCCAGACCAAACTTTTTTAAATATTGTTAAATACGGAGGTGTTGCTTTATATATTTGTGGATGGCTTGTTGTTGCTATATGCATATCAATGAAACATAAAGGTAATCGAATCCTCAAACATTCCATTTTTTCTGTAGTTATAATTAGTGTAATTTGGGCTGTATTTGAGTTTAAAGAAGAAAAATTTATAACTCAGCCAAAACTTCCATTACTTTCATGTTCAGTATTATTATCGTCTTTAATAGCATTAATAACCTTAAAATATAAAATTAAAGATATAATATTAATTTTGGTTGCCTCGATCCTTATTGTATCTACTGAATTTTTTATACTACCATTCCAACGTAACAATCAAATTTGCGATGGACTGGGATTACCATTATTAATATTGGGTTGGTTTATACTATTTTATGTGTTTGATGGATCCAATGAAGTACTAGATAGTTTTCGACCACACCCAAATAGTATTCCATTAATTACTACTTCTCGAGTTTGAGAAGAGGATAAAATTATAATTATAATTATAATAAATGGAGGAATCAATACTAAAAATGCATGACAAAACAACTCTTAAAAATATGGCTTTAGATAAAGGCCTAACAAGGAGAGGTTTTAATGGTCGAAATGTATCAAGAATGCGTAAACAAGATTTTATCGACTTTCTTATATTTAAAGATCATAACTCTCCCTTGCGTAGACTTAACAGCAATGAAGGTTCAACCTCATCATTGGAAGATGAGGTTCTTAATATGTTTCAAGAACTAATAATGGATGATTCATTCCAACCTATAATACATATAATGGGTGCATTGCACGGACTTGAAAATATTCATGTTTTCGGTTCTCGAGCTGAAAATCCCAGAACAGGACCAAAAAAAGAAACATCAGAACGAACACCTAGCGAAGAAGATGAAAGTATACCAAATTTTACAATTCAAGAATTGATTAAAAATGATTGCTCTTCCGACTGTGAATGTGAAGTATGTAAAAAAAATAACGATATCATCAAAGATAATTTAAAGGTTAAAACGAGTCTTCAAGATTTAGAAACCAAAAATACATGTGTAGTATGTCAAAGTAACGTTCGAAATACTATTTTTAGTCCATGTAACCATTTAGCCACTTGTATTTCATGTGCTAAAAATCCTCTTTTAGGCAAAAAATGTCCACTTTGTCGTAAAGTATTTGATAGTACAACCAGAGTATTTTGTTAAATTTTTAATAGTCAAAAAACTATTAAAAATTAATTGATGTTTCAAGTAAACGAATTAAGGCTTTCTTTTACCTTAAACAATTCTTTATCTTCATATGCTTCTTCTTTGTCATAAAAAAATGGTTTTATTAAAATAACATTATTAGGTTGATGTTCAGCTAAATTTTCCAAATCATCTACCAATATGATATCCTTTAGGTCTTTTATATTCCATTTTTCACTTATTAATTTTAAATCCTTTGTTATACCTTTAAAATATTTTTTTGATACATTGCAGTGATGAGAGCATAAAAATATTTGAATTTTACGGTCTAATCTAATCTTATTTTCGGGTTGTGTTATGAAATTTTTCACAACAAAGATTGCATAATCTTTGGAAGAAGCGGTCCATACACCAACATTAAAGTGTTCAAAGAGATAATCCAAGAACTCTTGTAAGTGAGGACGTTCAAAGATATCGTAGTAATCTTCCATTCTAACAGTACGAAATTTTTCGCGTGCTTTCACCATTTTACTCTCATCACGAACAGATGCCAAGTCTTCTGCACAAATGAGAGTATTATCCAGATCTAGCAAAATTAATTTTTTATTGTTGGCTTTCATCCTTTATTATTGACGTTTTCAAAACATGAATAAATGAGTTAATATTAATGGTTTATCTATATCAGATATATTTTTGTATTTCTGTTCGAAGATAGTAGATCATTTAACCATAATAAGACAATATTATTAGATTTATAAGAATGTACATTTAAAATAAATGGAACTCACAGTATATACATACGAAGGTAGAGACTATTATCTACTAGATGAATTAAGAGAGTACGATCCAAAATTCTTTTATGGTTGTGCTCAAAAAGGACCGGAAAAAATAATAGAAAAAAAGAATATTCTTGATTACAAGGTGGTTAGACAGACGAAATCTAACGATGGAGATTATGAATGGTGTGAATCAGTCTTTACTTATAAAAGATCTAAATTATTAGTTGGATTACGTTGGGCTGCTCAAAATATACCTAAATTGTGTGGAAAAACAGAAGGGTACAAATATGAAGATGCGCCACCTTTACTCGAACTAACGGAAGAAGAATGTTTCAAGGATAAAAATGGTCATATTCTAAATGTTGAAGTACGAGGAGAAAGAAGCGAAGATAAGGTTTTATTCAAGGCTAAAGATATTAGTAGAATTTTTGAGATGGAAAACTTACCAAAAACCATCAACGATAAAAGAGGAAATTTTATTAAAGGTGATGATTATCATATTTGTTCTATTCGTATTAAACCCGGTAGCGACGGGTCATCTACAGATGGAATTAAACCATGTATATTTTTAACATACAATGGTCTATTAAAGGTTGTTTTTGAATCGCGTTCAGGTATAGCTAGAACTTTCCGTAGTTGGGCTACAAAAGTAATATATACTGCTCATATGGGCACACAACAACAACGAGAAGAAGTTTCAAGAACTGTGCTTAAAGCAGACCCTAAATCTGTTAAAACTGTTCTTGGTAAGTCGGTATGTGGAACGCCATGTATTTATCTGTTTTCTCTCGGGAAAGTGAAAGATTTGAAGAAATTGGACTATTTCAAAGAAATATTGAAAAATTTTACAACTGGTATGGTATACAAGTGGGGACGTACTATTGATCTAAAGAGGCGTACGGGAGAACATCAAATAACTTATGGTTCAATTGAAGGAGTAAAAGTAAGTTTAGAAATTTATGCTCATATCGACCCAATTTATGTGACAAATGCAGAAAATGATATTAAGGAACATTTTACCTTGTACAATTCTAACTTTTCTTTAGAAAATTTTAAGGAACTTGTTATCCTTGACAAAACAGAATTGTCTGAAACAAGAGATAAATACAATGATTTATATAACCAATACGGTGGATGTTTAAAACAATTGGTGGATAAAAATAACCTTCAAATACAAGAAATTAAAGACTTAAACTATCAATTAACCATAAAAAATAAAGACATTGAAATTCAGGGTAAAGATATTAACTTGTTAATGAAAGATTTGGCCATAAAAGACAAAGATCTTGAGATTGAAAAGGAAAGGCTAAAATCGTCTTTATTGGAAAAAGAGATGGAAATATTGAATTTAAAACTTCAATTGACCTCCATACGTAATTAAGCTTATTACAAGACCAAAAAATGAATTTTTCAAAAAAAAGTATAAATAAACAAATAAGAATGTGTAATCACCATAATATTGTATTGGATGAATATGGTACATCGACATGTGCCGATTGTTATATTCATTTTGAGAAGAGTTTTTGTTCCGAATTCACCACTAATTATAATGGACCAATGTTGAATTTGCTGAAGACAAAATCGACCATAATAAATACTTTAGAGAAAGAATTTGGTATATTCGACTCGACAACAACAACTATTACCGAAAAAATTTTCAATTTGACATCAAAGAACAAAATGGTTAAAGGAATCAATAAACGATCAATTTTGTGTGCTTCTCTTTATTATACTTATCGTTACCTTGAAAAACCAAAAAATTTTGAAGACATGCTTCACAAATTCAATATAGATTATAAAAATGGTTCAAAGGGGTTAAAAATGTGTCAGATAGCAATTCAAGAAAGTGATAATATATTATCACTTTCGGTTGCGAACTCACAAAAGACCATAAAACTTAATATCGATGAAATAAAAAAATTTAAAGGTCAAATACACTCTTTCGCTTCAACACACAAAGAAAAACTTCAAGAGCTGCTTTCAAAGTACCATATATCTTTGAAAAATTATGATGAAATTGAAAAAATTGTAATAGCTGGACACCTTAAAAAAAATAAAATTCTAAACGATAAAACAACCTCTTTCTGGGTTTCTTGTATCTGTTTCTGGCTTTTAAAAATTAATCCTTTTATTGACCCTGAAGAATTTGTTAGTTTAAATAGTGATTTTATTTCAATAGTTCAATTAAGAACAGATCTTAATTACCTTAAAAAAAATTTGTAAAATATACTTAATTTTAACCCTTTAAAGGGTTAAAATTAAAAAAAATCTAGCTGGTTAATCGTTCCACAACTATAAAACTGTTTGGGTTAAAAAACATTGAAGTTACCCTATAACCACAATCATCAATTCCATCATTAATATAAAAATTATAAATTTCAATATAACCTTCTCCTGTTGTTGAAGGAGCCGCTGCAAGTGTCGTATCAAAAGGTGCTGTAACTAATGTACTACCAGTAGGTTCATTGGCTGTCCTCTCAGATAAAAATTTAAATGTTGTAGTATCAACATTTCTGTAAATATATCTACCAGTCACAAAAGGTGTTGGTGGATCCGCGATACCTTGATCCCAGTAAGGTTGTGCACCGCCAACAATATAAGGTGTTGGAACACCACTGGAAACAAGTTTAATTTTTAAACTTCTAGGTGAAATATCATCCATTTGAAATATTAAATTTTGAAATGTAAACGGAGTACCATTTGGAACTGCAACTCCAGTTAATGCACCTGCTTTACTTGCTACAAAATTTCCAGTTAAATCGAATCCCGCATTTAATTGTGTCTGACCAATAGCCGGTTGTTTAATTCTTGCAATACCGGTATTTACACCATTATCTTTTAAATCTCCCGAAGGGTCAAATTCAACCACACCAAATTGAGTATTTCCAGCTTTACCTAACATCGTTGCATCAACAGATAATGTTGGACCAGGTCCAGGTGATAAAATCAAACCTGTACCAATAACAAAATTATCCACATTTATAAGTGAATTAGTACCTTTAATTGTGCTAGCAGGTCCAGGAACAATATTACTATTAGCGACTGTAGCTGGTGCAATATCAGTACCAGTTATTGTTCCATCTTGAATATTACCGCTTGTAATTGTGTTGTTGGCAATTTGAGCATTTGTAATGCTATTGTTCGTAATAGATGTACCGGGAATTGAATTTGGTGTAGAAACCTTACTATCCACATAAATTTTATTAGTCAAATCGTTGGCGTTAATTGGTGCTAATGGTTGGATTATAGCACCAGTCATAGTACCTCCAGATAAAGGCAACAAAGGCGCGCCTAAAGCAGCAATAGCAGTTGAAATTGCATTATCAACATATTGTTTATTTGTAAGGTCACATACACCAGAAGGAGCCTGACATTGTATAATCTTAGACGGTACGGTCATATTTATATTTCCGGTCATGGTACCTCCAGTAGAGGGTAAACCTCCACCACCTCCACCTCCAGAAGCAACTAATTGTGCCACAGGGTCATAAGTTTTAAAATTTACTCCACTTGCCATTTATTTCCTGTGTATTGTAGATGTTAGATTGTCCATTATCATGATAGAAATAATATGTTGTTTGTGTAGTATTACAAGTGTACTATAAAAATGAATTTGAACAAAAAATAATAATAAACAAAATGGATATGTTTAACGGTAATGCTAAAAATCTACCTTTGGAATTAAAAATTGACATACTTATACATTTGCCTTATAAAGATGTGATGTTTATAACAGATCAATATTTTTGGGTAAAGTATTGGGAGAACTATAATAGAAAACACACTATTACTATCAGTGATAGTTTTCAACCAAATCCTGAACAAGAATATGTTTTGGACTTAATTAAAACTAAAAAAAATGTATTTATAAATGCGCCAGCTGGTACAGGTAAATCGGCTTTAATTAAATACTTTTGTTTCAACCACCAATCAAAAGTTATAGGATTAACTTCTACTACCGGCATCTCAGCTTTGAATATTGGTGGATCGACACTCCATTCTTTTTTGGGAATAGGACTGGGGAAAGAAAATGTGGAAGATCTATACGATAAAATAATAAGAAATAAAGATAAAAGAGAATTATGGTTAAAGTTAAACATATTAATTATAGATGAAGTTAGTATGCTTCATCCAGACCTTTTTGACAAACTTGAAAGAGTAGCCAGAAAAATACGAGAGAATAAGTTGCGTTTTGGAGGGATTCAATTGGTAGTTTCTGGAGATCTCTTCCAATTACCATGTGTAAGTCAAAATTCAACCCTAATAACCCATTCATCAAAATTTCGAAAGTGTATTGACACTATTGTAGAACTTAGAAACATTATGAGACAAAATGACCATATATTCAAAACAATTCTAAATAAGGTACGTATAGGTCTTGTTGATCGTCAAGTAAAAAAAATTTTAAAAACAAGGTTTGTCAAACCACCCAAATCAACAATAAAAAAACCAACATTGCACCCCGAAAAGACTGTTTCTCAACCTAATCATAACATTAAACCAACAAAGTTATTTTGTACCAGACGATCGGTAGATGATTTAAATGATAAAGAATTGAACAAATTGGCCAGAGAAGGTCTAGAATTTAGAGAATATATAATGGAGTTTGTCAACCAAGATTGTCCTATTTCTTTCGATTACATTGTTAAAAATTTTATTAAAAATTCCACCACACCTGAAACTTTGCAAGTGTGTGAACAAACACAGGTTATGTTAACCTATAATATCAGTCCGAATTTAGTAAATGGAAGTCGTGGTATAATAACTGGGTTTACTCCTGAAAACTATCCTATAGTAGAATTTGTCAACGGTTCCATAGTTATTATTAAACCCATAAAATTCAGCTTATATCATACTTTAAGAAATGGAAAAATAAAATTAGTTGGTTATGCTGTACAGGTTCCTTTAAAAATTGCTTATGCATTAACAATTCATGCTTGTCAGGGTTCAACATTGGACTATGTAAGTATAGATTTAAGGGAAACATTTGAATATGGTCAAGCTTATACTGCTTTATCACGTGTTAGAACCCTAGAAGGTTTATTCATCAAAAAATTTGACTTTGATGTAATTCAAGCACATCCAGAAGCGTTAAAATTTCTGGAATCTAATTAATTTTAAAGACAATATTGCCTTTAAAATTTGCAGAAAATTGATTACCTCGGCCCGTAGCCTTTTGTTGGGTTAAATTTAAAGGTAATAAAATACGAAAATATGGAGAACTACTACTTAGATGATAGAGTATTATTGGCTCTTGAAAATAGTACAGAGTTAATGGATATATTAACCTTTGTAAAAGAAGTTGAATTTGAGATCAAAGATAACCTTGGCTTTGATGTGTTATGGGATAGTATGACTGGGAAAAGACGATGCCCCAGGGGGGGGGCATCAGAATTACGATATATACACGTGTATATATTATTATTGGAATGGTTGGGATATGATGGTACCTTCAAAAAACAAAAAGAAAATTTTATAAAACTTCTTGAAAGCAATGAAATTGAATATAAGGAAATAGGGTTTGAAGATCCATTAATAGAATATTTTCCGGAGATATTGGAAGAGATATCTAATATGAGACCAGTTGATAAACCAAGAAAACGTTGGATTATTATGGAGCCTAAAAACTTTAAGGAGGCTATAATGTCGCTTACTACCAAAAGGTCAAAAGAAATCAGAAAATATTATCTTTTACTTGAAGAACTTGTTCAACTTTATGGTGCTTATACTACACAATTTAGAGAAAAGCAATTGAAAGAGCAAATCCAAGCTAACATGGATCATATTTTACTTCTCAAAGATCTTCTTATAGACGACCAGAAAAGAGAGAAGACTCAAGTTATATACATAGCCACGTCGCGTAACTATGCTAGACAAAATCGTTTCAAACCCGGAGGTGTAGAAAGTATAGAGAAACTTCCTTCTCGATTTTCGACTTACAATAGTCGTTCAGCTGCCGGAGATGAGTGGTATTATTCAGATACTTTTCTGGTGGCAGATTACCGTCAGATAGAATCTAGACTTAAGGATCTCCTAGGTCGGTTCAGAGACAAAAAAGGTAAAGAAATTTATATTCTCCACTACTCTAACATGAGATACATAGTAGAATACTTGTGCAACCACTACAATGACGAAGTAGACGATGTTAACGCTAAGTTGACTGACTTTATCTCCAACTTGAACACTCATCATCTAAGACCATTCATTCCGCCTCCGGCTAGTGTTCAATATGCTAATATTACCACTTTGAGAGAAGATGGTACGGCAACAAATACGACTTTGGAAGCCAAATCACAACAAGATTTTATAACTCAACTCAAGAACTACATATCTAAAATAGACGAGTCAACGACGGAGATAACTAAGAAGAAAATATTTGACGATTTAAAGGTTAAGAAAGATCGTAAAGATAAATTTCCTTTACTAAGATCAATTTTAGGTCAAATGAGACCTGAAATATCATTAAAATTGAAAGAATAATTTTAAAGCTCTATAGAGCTTTAAAATTAAATATGTTTACTTTTTAGCAGCATGAATTTGTTTAAGTTGTTCTAGAAGGTCCTTTTGAGCCTTTTCTGTTGCTTGTTGACTTAAAAGTTCAATTGTCTCTGGACTAAGGGTTGGTTGTTTAGTCGTAGATGATGGTCCTTTCTTCCATTCATTCATTGTATTCTGAATATCCTCAAATTCTTCATGGCTAATTTGACCATCAATAATAGCTTTGCTGATTTTGTGATGAAGATTGGTTAAGGTAGTATGAGCAATAACAGAAAGTTTGTAATGTTTGAGTTTTTTTTCATTCAACTTGCTTTGAATTAACTTTGCAGCACCAGAAATAAGACCAACGCCAGAAAATGTGGCTGCGGACACCACACTTCCAACACCTGGAAAGGCAGTTGCAAGAGTTCCCACAACAATATCTGTTAAAATTAATGTGTATTCAATACCATCTGTTAGTGCTGAAAAACGACCATATTTTTTACACATCGAATCACGAGATTTAATTTCATCTTGTAATACCTTTTCATCGTCCATAATTTTTTTAATCCGGAAGTTCGTGGAATCACTTAGTAGTTCCGGATATTTAGTAAGATTGTCTCCTTTGAACATTGAAGGAGCGCTCGGAGTATTAAATTGCGCCGATGTATTCATTTATTAACTGAAATTTCGGATTTTTTTATATATTTCATACAAACTACAGTAAATTTGGTAATTTATCCACAAAGGAAAGTCAATCCTATTTTTGGATCGTAAGATTCATAAACTGAAAGAATGGATTGACTCTCAATTTGAAATTCTGAAACTCCGACTCAAAAAACAACAATTTGCAAATAGTTCATGATCGGCAGATTTGGAAAAAGAACGATTGTCTCTCCTTTTTTCTCAAAAGTCTCAAAAATCTGAAAATTCAGATTTTCAGATTTTTTTTAATTTTATGGTTAAAAATGTTAGTCACTTTTCAAGTTGGTCTTTATGGATAAACTACCAATTTACTGTAATTTAAAATAAAAATCGATGGGTATTTTTATTATTTTTGTCTAATAAATATGTGTATTAACCTTAAAACCCCTATTATAACCAATAACAGTGAAGAAGAGCGTTGTTGGGCTATGCTTGCCGACATGGAAACCAGACTCAATATGATTGAAGCAGACCAAGTCACACAAGCAGAACAAATTGCTCAAGAACTAAAGTATAGTGAAGAAGATCTTATTTTTATGAGAAATCTCAACGCTCAGATGGAAGCTTGTTTAACCCATTAAGGTATTATTTTCGAATGTACAAAATTGAATTATTTTCAAACTTTTTATGGTAAAAATAAACTATAAAATGTCGATGGAATATAAAATTACCAGCGAGAGAGACAAGAATTTCAGAACAGATGTAGTGACTTGAAAACATGAGACTGAAGGCACAAGTCAACATGTCAGTTTGCAACTAACATATTTTTTAAGCTTCAAAATAAGCTTAAAAAATAAAAAATGGGCTTTGTCGGTAGTGGATGAGAGACTATAGTCGACGAGGACAAAGTCCCTGTATTGTGTCACTGAAAGAATAAGAAAACAATATAAATAAATGACTCAAACGATTAATTCAGCCAAAGGTTTATTGATACTAGAAGAAGAAGACTTTGAACTAGTCGAATCTGGTAAGGTAACGCATTTGGTACACACAGTTGAAAGTAAATTCAGTGTTGTGATGTTCTATACTGATCAATGTGACCAATGTAAGATTATTAAACCAATTTTGTTGGCTTTTGTTGGTAATCCAACCATACAAATTTGTATGGTCAATGTTTATGATGCCGATTCAACCAATTTGATTCAAATGTCACAAAAAACTACAACCCCATTGCAACATGTACCTTTCATCGTATTTTATATTAATGGAGTTCCGTATAAAAAATACGATGGTGGTTATAACTTTACAGATTTTCAAAGTTTTATAAAAAATGTTATGGTTGAAGCATCTAAAATCAAAGACACGTCTCAAATAAGTGAAATTCCACCGTATACTATTGGTAAACCAAATTCATCCAAAGTATGTTATCTTACGTACCAAAAAGCATATTAATTTTTCTTAATTTTAATCTTGATCAAGATTAAAATTAAGCTAAGTCGATACCAAATAAATTTAAAGATATGATTCAATCATACATACAACGTCCGCTACATCATCTTTTTTATCAAGGCTTTCATAATACCTTAAATTGTCTCCTGTCAATATTTTTTGGACATATTTCATAGTCCATTCTTTACGGTCTTTTTTAGTCTTTAAATTAATAGCTCCTAATTTTTTCGTTTTTGTGGATGCGTTGTAGTTTAAAATTTTTTTGAAAGGATAATAAATTTTAAGGTATGCTTCAAGATAATGTGATAATTTTAAAGCTTGTAAATTTATGGTCATTTGTCTTTCAATCAAAAATATTTCACATTGTTCCCAAATATCCTTGTAATTATCCATTATTTCGAACATTGATAAACCAAGATCTTTTTTTACCTTTGTTTTCTTTTTTTTATTTGAGAGGATAAGATCAACCATATCTTTTTTTTTAATTTTTCTTCAACTTTGCGGTTAATATTCAAGGTACACATCATTTCAACTAATTCTTCTTTTTTATGGTGATTTAAATCAGATTTCGTAACTATATCTTCATCTAAACACGTATTTTTTAAAAGTATAAAATTACCTTTATCTTTTACAGCAAAGGCAAAATTTTTTATACCCATATCAAATGCAGCAATCATTTATTTGAATTATGGTTTACTATAAAGATAAAATAAAAATATAAAAA